GTCCGTTGAAAATGATGATTCAACATAATATGGATAATTTTCAATTGTGTTTGGTTCATATATCGTTTTTGTTTGATAGTATGGTGTTGTTGGTGAATATACAACAACGTCAATATCTCTCATTACAAGAGAACGAAGCCCCTTGACATAAGCAAAATCAGATGTTGGTGATGATATGCTTGTATCCAACAAATATTCTGAAATATCAATAAAAGATATTCTTTCATTGAAAGATCTGTTATATGAATCAAAATAATATATCAATTTATTTCTAACATCTGCCATAACATTAGTATATGTGTAGTTGGCTTTTATTTTTAATCCAATTTTGAACATGAAATATAATAATTCTGGAACAACATATTGTTCATATGTTGTAAGTATTTTTCTAGGTTTCAGATATTCAGAAATATCATTTGTGAATGTTGCATTATATGATATTGCTGATATTGGGGTTGTTGATGTTCCAGCAGACGATACACATGTTGATGTATCCCAAACACTAGGCACCAATGAAATATATACTTTATTATAATCTTGAACGAATCCAGACGGGCTTTGTTCTTGTTCGCCCCAAACATTGGCTTGAACTATGTCCGCTCTTGTTTCTAAATGTTTTATATAATCATTTTTGGTAACATTTCTATATTGGGAATGTAACACACCCAATGTACTATTTTTTATTTCCTCAATAGTTTCAGGACTGCTGCCCCCAATAGATGCCGTTGGGTTTGACACGGTATAACAAGTGGGTGATAGATATTCACCACTATGTTCTAACATTAAAAATGTTGGATTAGGTAAATCAATAATATAAGCAGCAATATTACCATCAATACCCGATGAAACTATGGCTAATATAGTTACGGAATCTACTGATGATGGTATATTTCTTGTACTTGAAAATTCAATATAATATCGTCCATACTTATCATATTTAAACATATAAGCATTTAGAACGTCTTCTGAATTTTCAAACCAATCTGATATTCTCGTCCATTTTATATCATTTACATAAAGTTTTATAGTTTCTGATGTATCACTAAGATCATCATCGTAATCATATGTGTTTGCTGGAATAAATATTTTATTATTAGCGACATCTGTTCCTGTATATTCATATCTTACAATATAACCTTCTCTTGCTGTAATTGGAATTATATATGAACTGTTTGATAACGACATTGCAGATACAGGATATGTTGTTGTTGGGTCTGTTGTAATAAGTTTTAGTACATTACCTGATGAATTGACAATACCCATAGAATTGCTAATTTCAGACCATTCATTTATTATTATAATTTCTGATGCACTTGTTGCTCCTAATTCTTCAGCGGTTGCTGATGGTGATATGTCTATACTCAATGTTGTACTTGATGATCTATAACCCATCGGATTATAACCACCCAACTGCGATAGCATATGGGTTGTTTCATACATATTAGATGTTGGTATATATTGGTTTTTTGCTATCATGTTTAGATAATAAGTGTTTAGTGATACAAGATATGATATGAGTTCCATTATAACATTAATGTTGGCACCTTCAAAGTCCACATCTTTAAATACAGGATTTGCCGATAATAGGGTTTTTAGTCTCGTTTTAGATGTGTTGAAATCTATATCGAGATAGTCTGGTGTTAATATATTAGTCATTGATACTCCTTCATCAAAATATTATACTTGTATTTATATCAAATTATCCTTGAAGAACGAAACTTATAACATCATTATTACTGTTTGTTGATAAACGTATTGAATACATCATATTTATATCATATCTGAAATTATCTTCATCAGCAATAACATCAATATTTTCAATATGTACTCTTGGATCCCAAAATTCTACTTCTTCTATCATCAATGTGCCGATTTTTTTTGCTGTTGATTCGTCAATAGGTTCAAATAATAATTGCTCTAAACTTGCTCCAAATTCTGGTAACATTCTTCTTTCCATTTTTCGTGTTTGTAAAATGTTTCTTATGGAATTTTTTATAGCATTGATATTAGAATTTTTATTCAAATCTTTAGTTTTTACGTTGGTTCCAAAATTTATGTCAATATCTGAATAAACGTCTGTCATATATACCTCCTTATGGGGTAATGCTTACTGTTTCAATGTTTTGCGTTATAGGCAGTCCTTCGCCTATTGTTACTTTTGTTTGATTAGCATGTGGATTTGATAAGTGTATGGAGTTATATACCGTAAAATATCTTGGTGAGAAATATTCTTCCGTTGATGGGCCAAATGTTGCCACAAGTTGTGTAGCTCCAACATTATCAACACCCCCTGATAATAGTACCGATTCCATATTGCCCGGACAAACAAAGGTAACACCATCAACATATATAGCACCATGAATGTCTGATCCAGACACGCTTATAGTTTGAAATGCATCATCAAATGTCATATACATTGCTGATGTCGCAACGGCCGATGTTGATGGTGATGTCATGTATGCATTTATATCCATGATAAGAGTACATTCTGTATAACTGGCAGCACTTACTGGTATATATTCTACCTTGGTTACTTTGCATCCTTTTTGTTTATCAACCCCACAATCAATAAGTAAATCGGATCCTGATGGAATGTTAGTTGTCATATCACCACTACAATAAAAAGATATTATATTATCAGGGGCTGTATCATCATATTCTAATGTACCTGCTGATATACTTACCAAAGGAGACCATGTTGTATATTGTCTGTATACATTATCCATGTTATCCTGTTTGGTTTTATTAGCATCAACTATTGTCATACCTGTCGATAGTGACGCAATTCTAGCATTTATACCATATGTGCCATTCACACCCACAGGACAGTTTAGATGATCATAAGCAAAATCATAATCATCCATCCATTTTTCTATTTGATCACTATATATTCCTGCAGTTGATGTATGTGATGTTGTAATTGAATATACGTGACTAATTGAACTTGGAATACCTATACCAGATACATTGATATATGTATATCCTAAATCATATGATGATGATGATACAAAACTTCGTATACTTCCACTAACACTAGAACTTAGTGTTGTGTTTGATATAATTATTGGTTTTGATGTAGTGAAAATATTTGTTTTGTCTCCGATACATTTAAATTGGGTTGCAGATATGTATGATATCCCTGATAGTGATATTTCTGATAAGACACCAATCCCCCAATCTCTTACTGTTATTCCTCCATAAGATACATCAAAATATTCTGTTTTAGATATTGATATTGCCTTTTCATGTATACCAACAGACAAATCGGTTCTTATGGTATTCATAACTGACGTAATAGCAATTTTTTCGGCTTGTAATTTAGTTAGTTGGTCGTTTGCCGCAGATGTTGAAGTCGTCAATGCGTATGTCATTATAGTATAATCTTTTCCAACAAGTTCTGTTATTTTATCCATCATATCTCCTTATAAACAAAATATTGTACCAGCACCACCTATTACTGTGCCGGTATATGTTCCAACAAATTGTGATCCCATTCTGGCCATAGGTAGTCCTGAAACGAACACTTTATTTGACCCACTAATTATAATTCCTGTTCCACACCCAGCATATGTTATTGCCATGTCGCACACTCTAGCGACAGGCAGACCGTTTGCTATAACAGTCATTTGTGATGTTATAATATATCCATATTCGGTTTGTGGGTATCTATGATTGGTACATACACCAATCGTCATATCACCCATTCTTGCTATAGGTAACATATTATCCCATTACTATCGTTAAAATTTTCATTATACAATTTAAATCTTCTGCTATTTCTGCGATATATTGTCCTATTTTTTTTATAAATGTTTTGAATATTTCAACAGCGTCTAATAATGCTGTAATAAATGCCATTACTTTAATTTCTAATTCTTTTATTATACCGCCTATGGTTTTCATTAGAGAATTAAACCATTTGATGATACTTTCCCATAATGTTTTTAGAATTTTTAACCCATTTAGTTTAGATGGATCTATTGGTGTATCACCAGCCGCGTTAATCTGTTTTTTAATGTTATGTATAGTATTGACACATGTATTATAATATTCTTTCATTT